ATTACCACAATCGACTTCTCCATTAGGCAATAATATCAAACTTGCTGCAAATTTATAGGAATTTGAAAATGCCGTGCATGAATCTGCAGGACTATCTTTTTCAACAAGAATTCCCTTAATCATCAACCTATCATTTTCAAGTATTTTTGTTCTGGCAAACAAACCTTTTCCAGCACCGGGAATAGTAGATTCTTTAATGTAAAATCGATCATCCATTTCATGAAATGTTAGCGGAGAAGTCATTTAAATACTTCCTTTTTCAATAATTAAAAGAAATTCTTCAAGAGTTATGTTTCTCCCACAAAAATCAGAAAAACATTCTAAAAAATGATTGATTATAGACATAATGATTGATTCTTTCATATCTGGTTTTTGATCAATCATTTTTTTTGCACGATTGAGGGATTCTTTGTCAAGACCCCAATCAAAAACTTCATTGTCTAACACTAACATCTTTACATCTTTTTTAAGATCTTGACATTTTATATCCAAAATTACAATATTTTTTGCCATATTTTAACCAATCTTTATACAAATGATAAACGCCAATTAAAAGTTATTTGCATGGAGGAGGTTTTATTTAAATCTGCAAATGTTACCATGCTATACAAATCACCATTTGCCATTTGAAGTGCCATTTCATTGAGAGCGTATCCATTAGCATCGTCAAATGTTAACACAGATGTGAAAACAACTTGACTTGGAATGTTTGGATCAACTTGACTAATGACTGGCTTGCTCGATCTGGTAATACCAAACAAACCAGTTCTTTGAGTATCAACAGACTTAAGATTTCCACCACTGGTTCCTCCATCACCAAAAAGCATACGATTTATGAAATAATCATAAGTGCTTCCAATAATATTGGCTAGACTTTTAGATAAGGCTTCTCTGCCCTTACGCAAAATCGTATTTTTTATTTCCGATACTTCTTTGCTACCATCTTTATATTCGATGATTCTTTCTACCACGCCAATTACGGTCATTGCTTCATGTTGATTTATCATAATTCGCCTTTCTTCGTATTTCCATCTTTGTAATCTATTATAAATTCAATCTTTTCATTTTGCTTCAAAGATTCAACAAAATTATCTTCTGGTTGATCTTTCGATGCAATAGACATTATTGGATTGATATTTTCTGAATTTCCTGTCATTTCACTGCCTCGCCTATCAATTCTGTTAAATGTAACTTCTGGCAAATCAAATTGTTGTCCCGCTACAGTTATGTTTTGCGTTTTAGTGTGTCTATAAATCGTGTAACTTTCGGAAGTACCACCAGAAGATAAAGTCTTCCAATACCTATCTGAACCTTCGAGAGTTATTGTAGTATTTCCAGATGGATTGTTACCATTAATTTCTTGTATAAAATATAAATCTCCATCAATTTCAATCAAATAATTCTCTTTGAAATAATCATTTTCTAATGGAGTTGATACTAAATTGTTAGCTCCATTAACAATACCAAGCGAAGATTCTAAATCGCCAACTATTTGAATTTTAAAACCTTTATGACTCATATAACCAATCTTATTGTCAACTAATCTTTTGAATATTTCAAGACTTGTTCCAATAACATCTCCATCTGTGTAATTTTCAATGTAAAATTGATCGACAGTGCCATCAACAAAGCCACCAATTTTATATTCAACACCAGAAATTTTTTGATAAAATCCAACACTGTAAATATTTCGAACATCATGAAAATCAGAATTCAAAACTTCAGTTCTTCCTCTTGAAGTAACTATAATGCTACCACTTGTCGATGTGAATAATAAATTGTTATCTTTATCGTATGCCTCATAAGACACAGAACTTACAGATGTTGGCGGAAGTGTTCCATCATCTTGTAATAATAATATTTTATTTGGCATAATGTTTAAGATATTATAAGCTGTTGCTGAATATGCAATAATTTTAATTTTCCACGAACCAGACGAATATCCTTCGGCAACATCCCAAAGAGATTTAAATTCAGAAAAATCCTTGCTGCTATCTGAAAAAGAAAAAATATTATCTTGGTATATGTTTATGCTACTTGCTGAGTCAATTGGATTTGAAATCCTAAATGAAAATGCTCTTGAATCAAGTCCTAATAAAGAACCAGCAAATACGGAATTGGTTTCATCCAATGGTTCTGACACTGTATTAACTTCAATTGTATTTGATACAGGATTTTGAACTGTATATTCACCAGCCAAAGTACCACCCAAAATTTTTAAAATTCCAGTTCCATTTGAAGCAACGCCAATTTGTTTGAAATTAACTTCGCCAGAGAATAAAACCACACTATCGTTATAGGCAACGCCAGATCCAGAATCCACAATAGAAGAACTAGCTAATGAATTTCTCAGTATGGCAGATGTAGTAAGACCATTTTTCATGGCTCTATTAAACCACATTTGTGAATTTCCAGAAATGATGAAGCCATTTTCTTTATAAGTCATAAGAGCCTCAATTTCTTCAATTGGTGGCATTATAACTTCTTCAAAACCTCCATAAATATTCATTACATGTAAAATTGCATGAAAAGGTAAGGATTCACTAAGAACTTCATAAGCCTCAATAATTCTGTCATCACTTAAATTTTTGATTTCTAAATCTATGTTGTATTTACTGCTCAAACTACTAAAACACGGATCGATGAAATTCTTGTCAATATCGCATGGATCATTTGAATTTCTAATCGATCCATTATATTCATCCATGTTATAAATATTTTCTGAAAATGGAAATTCTGTTTTTACTTTTCCAAATATAACATTGTCATGGAATGGATTTTTTGTCGGAATAATAACATCAAATAATGGATCTGTCTCTTCAATTAATCTTACATTCCAATTTTTTAATGGGTACTCTTGATCCCTTTCATCTCTGGTATCAGAAAGCGATAAAGTTCTTACATAATCTTCTATTGATTGTTCAGAAGGACTATTGATCTCATTATATTTATATAATACTCTGATCGAATCGCCTTCTTCTAATGTTATTGGATTTACCGAAAGAGTATCACCAATCCATTCTACAGTCGAAATACCATCTATATTTCCAAACTCAATATAATCTGATGTTAACAAATCCCATGTGTCACTATCAGAATAACGAATATATAATTCAAAATTATTTAAATCTAATGACAGTGCTGTTTTTTCTAATACAAAAGTATTTAAATTTCCATCATAAGTAAACACTTCTTGCCAAGTATAATCACTAATTACCTGCCACAACCTTGTATACTTTATAAATTTAATTCCAGATTGATCCAGAGATTCTATTAAACCACTTATGGTTCCTTTCTTTTTGAAGATTGGCATCGCTCTCTTTATCTGTCTTCTCCACAAATAAGGATCATTTGATTTAAGCTTCAAGCTGAAAAGATTTGATAAAAATGGAAGTAACTTTTCATTCACTACATTTGCATCAAATAAATCAATAATTTGATTTGCATAATCCTCAAGAATGGTAAATCCATCTGCAGTAGCTAAATTTAATTTGTTTATAACATCTGGAGTTCTATCAAATTCACTAAATCTTATTTTGAATATTTCTGGCGTATATCTTTCAAATAAAGTCGCATATTTTTCTGGAACAGTAAAATGCGATGGAACTGCCGTAGCTCTTGTATCGCCTAATAAATTAAATTTCTGATGACTTGATTTTGTTGTACCAGCAATTACAGAAGTCCAAGTAAAACAAATAAAATAATCACCTTCACGATATCCTTGAGCATCCCAAATATATTGAAAATTGCCATATAAAGCATTTCCATTTGCGTCTGTAGATACTTTTGTAATCAATGCATTGTCTTGATCTGTAGATAACCAAGCTGGAAATTCTGGATTGCCAAGAGTGAATATTGGTGTTGCGTCTTTGTAATAGAATTTTTGTTGCGTAATACTTGATTCGAGATTGACTCTATTTTTTCTGGCTAAAAATTTATTTTCTTCAGTTGGATAATCACAAGCTAATTTTTCAGATGCCAATGTTGTTTGTAGTTTTTCTTTTTCATAAATGTCTTGCGTATATTCATTGACTGTTGGATCAATAAAACTTCTTTCTATAAAATATATGATTATTTTGTCAACCTTATAAGGATCAGACAAAAGGCAACCATCATCATCTGGAGTTTCTAACTCAAAAATGATTTCATCAGTTATTTTTGGATTCTCAGATATTTTTTTTTGTGCCATTGTAAT